TCTGTCGTGAATGCCTTCTTGTAATTTAATGGTTTTAGGTTTGCCTGGTAATTTCATTTTGCCTACACCTTTAGAACTTTGAGGTGCTACTGGCATTTCTTCTACTTTTTTAGGCATTGTTGTTTTGGCTTCTTTTTCACCAAGTGTATCTTTAGTGTTAGCTTTTACCTTTTCAGTTTTTTCTGGTAGGTCACCATATCCCGATGCTTTGTATTTACCTTTTGGTTCTTTAGGTTCACCCAGTCCAGGTGCTTCTTTAGTATATCCTATACCTTTGATACCAAATTGGGCTTCTGTGGCGTAGTAATTCCAATCATTGCCTAAATTCTTGGCAACAAGTTGTTTTATTTCGTCTACAGACTTGTCTTTATTTTTGGAGTCTTGTGTTTCAGTGTAGAAACCATTTAAGAAAGTATTACCATATACATTGTCAATGTTTTTCATATCCTTATAGTCATAGCCATGAGCTTGCATGTCTGTGACTTCCTTAGATACTTTCTTTTCCTCAGCCTTGACGTTTTCTTGGAATAAACTAAACCAGTCTTTACGACCACCGCCGGATACCATACCTAAGTTAGCCTTGTTCTCAGACAAAATGCTTTTATTTTTAAGTATATTAACTGTGTCGTCGTAGTTGTTATATTGATTAATATAGTCAGGAAATAAGTGACGAGCTTGTTTTAGGAAATATGTTTTATTTCCTTTACCTTCCTTAATTTGGTTGTATTGTTCTTGTAATGTTTGCATAATGATAAATATTATATGTTTTACGTAAATAACATAACACCTCCAGTACTTCCAGCATCTATTGTTACATTAGTTACAAACAATGGGACATATCCACCTCGAGGAATCGTTACTTTATTTGGAGAGGAAATTAATACTTTGTTAACATCAATTAATCTAGTAATTATAGTATTAGGTTCAATATATAATCCATTAAATCTACCACTAATGGTTTCTCCAGGTGATACATATATTGCTTTAGAGTTTACAGGTATGTTAGCCATTATTATTAAGTATAAAATAACACATCACCACTAGATATACTAGCAGATGTTACAAATAAAGGAATAGTTTGAAGAGCAAGAAAACTTATTGATGGTATAAAACCACCATTAGCATCTATTAAACCACTGAAGGTAGTGTTAGATAGTACTGTAAATCCAGCAAAAGATCCAGTTACACTTGTTGGGCCAGTGGCTAATATAGCAGTAGCATTTACAGGGATGTTAGCCATTTTATATTATGTTTTTATTTTTATCCATGAATTGAGTTAAGTTCTTCTAATAATTCATAATATTGTAGTAGATTAACTAAATCGTTATTGTTAACTTTATCTGTCTTATTTAATTCTACTAATATATTAGATATTTCGTTAATTTTAATGTTAATAGTTTTGTCTGTTACTTTCTTATTTAATTCACATAATGATTTTTTTATTTCAGCTACTTTAGTGTTATAAAAATTGCGTAATGTTGGGGTTGAGTCAACTGAATTTATGAATTCTTTGAGGACTAGTTTTTGGTTATTATTTAAGTCTGTATATTTACCATTAAATTTTTCTAGTAATACACGATATGTTAAGATACGTAAGTCTTGATCATATGATTTGAATTCTTCTAATAGGCTATCTTTTACTTGGTTTTTATTAATTTCTTTATTAGTTAAAGTTTCAAGTAGAGATATTTTATTAGTAATAATCTGATCAGGATTAGATAAGTTTTCGCTATTATATATTTCAATTAATGTATATAAAGCCGCTTGTGCTTTATAATTAGGTAATTTAGTTTTAAAAAATTCATCTAGATCATAATGCTTAGATATTTCATTAATTAAATTATATTTTTGTCGTTTAAGTGCTTTTCTATTTAGTTGCTTAGATACTTCAATGATCGTATTAACAACAATTTCAGCTTTTGAATCACTTAAATGTTTTTTACTTAACAGAGTTTCATAAAGTTTATATTCTTTCCCCAATTCTGTTTTAACAAAAAATTTCTTAAGAATGTTAGTAGCTTTAGAATCCTTTCCTGATAAACTATCAGCTGTTATTTGCCTTACAAGTAGTTCAAATAGAATACCTGTATTTTTATATTTAGAATGGCTTATTCTCATTCAGATTAATTTTATTATAAATATATAGAAAATACTGTTATTTTAATTGATTTTCATCTAGTAGTAAGATATCTTCATTTTCTTTAGGAAATAATGATGATTTATACAATTCTTCAATTAATGTTTTATTTTTTTGATAAACAGATTGAGCTGTTTCAAGAGCTAACGGTGAACCACCTTTATAATTAGGAACACCATAACCTTCTTGATCATCATTACTCATATCTGCTCTACCTAATCTATCTCTACCAAATGCATTCTGTTGAGTGTTTATATTAGATGCTTTTTCTTTAGGACGACCTAATGTTAAATCTTCACCATACCCATCTGGTATATTTTCAGGATTACTTCCCATCCGGCCTTTACCATATAAAGATGCTAGATCATGAGGTGTGCCATATGATTTACCAGTAACTTTAGGATCATTTCCTTCTTCAGTAACTTGTTTAATTCTAAATTCACGTTTAGCATCTTCAAGAGCTAAATCTCTATATTCTGAGTATTGATCTTGGGAAAGATGAAATATGTTATCATAGATCCAATCTGTAGGTAATAATTTAGACTCCTGAATTGATTTAGCTAGTTCTACTTTTTCTTTTAATAAAGCAATACGTTCTTGATCATATATAATTGATGGGGTAGTAAGTGATAATTCAAAATTTGTTAATTGATCTGATGTATATCCCTGTGTATATAGATGTATTAAAGCAATTTTATATAATTCAGATAATGTTATACGCTGTATTCTATCAATAGTGCGGGCAAAACGAATATCTTCAGCCGCTAATGTAGCTTTACCTGTTAAATCCTTTTCATACCCCATGAATGCTTTAGGTACCTTTAATGCTGCGAACAATTTATCTCTTAAATATTCTACATCCTCAATCGCTGTATATTGTAAACCAGGTAGTGTTTCAATTTTAGTTGTTTGATCATTACCGCGTACAGGTATGAAGAAGTCTTCAAGTAAGTTTTGCATGTTATACTTCAAGTTATATTGACCTGTTTCTTGATCAATAAATGGAGTACGTTTCATGTTAGTTATAGTTTTCTGCATGAAGTTTTCTACTTCATTGGGTGGAATAGAACCAACATTTAAATAAAAAACACGTTTGTCTGGAGAACGGGCAATGCGATGAATTAACATTGCATCTTCCATTAACGTGTACTGTTTAAATAAACGACGAGCGGGTTCAATGTATGCTCTACCGTAAGGTAAATAATTATTGTCTGTTAAGAGACGGAAATGAGCCATTTCATAGTTATCAAAATACACACCTGGTGAATTATGAGAATCAGTACCTGCTACACTATAATATCCTGAACCTCCAGTGTAAAATCCATCTGGGGAATACTTGAAGCGTATTGAAAATGGATTTTCTTTGTCCCACCCTTCTTCTCTTTCAATATGATATGCCGGAATAGGGACTACATTATATACTCCATATTTTTCAGATATATCTAATTTAAGGAAAAAATCTCCATATTTACACATCTGACGAATCCAAGCCCATAAATTAAATTCAATATTTAATACATCATAAAATAAATTATATAATGTTTTTTGAATATCTTCATTGCTGCTTCTAATTTGTAATACTTCATTCATGTCATTTTTAAGTGTACATTCTTCAGCTACTATATCTAGAGCTGAGGCTACTATAGCATCAGTATCCATTATATCATAATCTGAGTATATTTGGGGCCTTAAATAGCGATATGTTAAATTAAATTGAGCTCCAAACAATGATGTAGCTCCTGGAGAGTATATTCTATTATATCTGTCTATTAATGAGTTTGTAGCGAATTCTCCAGATTGTTGTATGGTATTAGTATCCATAACTTTAATCTGGTCTCCACCATCGTTTCTTATAATAACGTCTGTTGAAAACAAACGTTGTAGTCTTGTAAAAATGTTTTTATTGGCCATATTTTATAATATATGTATAAATATTGAAGGAACCAAGCTAATCTAACTTAATACCCAACTGAAATTTTCTTTGCTTCCTTTCCCATTATCCATAAAATAAGGATTATCACGACCTGTAGCAAAATAAGCGCCTTGGGTTGGGTTTGATCGACCTACATTATTTAAAGCGGCTCGAGTTAAATCTTGACTTTGCTGTCTGAATTTTAAGGATGTGTCTCTTAGATACATTCCTATACCAAATGACATTACTAAGTCATCATTGTATCCACTTTGAGCTTCAGCTCTGCCGTTTTTCCAGACAAATACTTTCATTTCATCTACTAATCTTTTAGAACGTATTGTTACTGAACGGTCTCCTATAAATTCTCTTAATTTGTTTATTACTAGTGGCCTTGTTCTTAAAGACATTGTAAAGCCAGGAGTTACAGTATCACTATTTTCATATTTATTGAAATATGAGTCTACAGTTAAGGCTTCTGTTTTAGGAGAATAATATAAGTTTTTATAGTCACGCTCAATTACAGCATCTATTGTTGCCCAACCTATATTAGCGTTTTCAACTACAAGTAATGCTTGATTATATTCTGATGCTACTCCAACTAAAAAATATCCAAATTCTTTAGGAGGCAATTGCCCTTTATATTCTGCTACTTGTATGTTAGTTGCTATATCTATGACATGAAATGCTGAGTGGTCTTTCCCATCTCCTCTAGCTACGTCAGCTACAACCATATAATCTCTTGAATAATCGGGTTGTTCCCACACCCAATAATTTTGATCTACACCTCTTCGTTCTGTGGGTTCTTGTACTGTAGTTGTAGATATAAATTCTAACCACTCATTATAAAATACTACATCACCTGATGTTGAAAAATCACAATCACATTCTTGTGCTGCTAATCTAGGGTCACCTAATAGTTCATCTTGTCTTTTTCTCCAAGTTTCATCTCGTTCAGGGTGAACATACCATGGTAATTTTATAGGTAAAAAATCGTTTTCAGCATTTTCAGCACTAACCCACGTTTGGTGAAACCAATTTCCAGTACCATAAGGGGTGGATAATACTATAGCACCACCACCAGTTGCTAAAGTTTGTTGAGCGGATGCCCAAGTGTCTTCAATATTGTCAATAAAGGCCGCCTCATCTATTACAAGTAAAGATACTGCTTCTGAACGTGCAGAATCACTATTTGATGATTTAGCTTTAATTTGGGAACCATTATTTAAACGTATTGATAGTTTATTATTTTCTTCGGTTGGTACTTTCAGCCAAGATGGTAAGTTATCATACATAAACTTAACTTTAGTAACCATATTTCTGGCTGTTTCCTGAGTTTTAGATAAGCATAAAACGTTTTTATCTTTATGGAATGTCATTAACCATAATGAATATCCAGCAGCTAATGTTGATATACCTAATTGTCTAGATTTTAATACTATTGAGTATGGGTTGTCTTTCCATAAAGTTAGTACTTTACCTTGGAATGGGTATAAATTAAATAATACACGACCACGCTGAGGATGTTGTATAAATGTGTATTTTCTCATAAAATACTCGGGGGATGCGGCGCATTTTATGTACTCTTCCTTTATAATTTGTCTTATATCTTGACTCATAGGTAACCAATGTGATTATAAATATTATATAAGGATATAAAAACCCGGCTCTAAGGCCGGGTTTACTAAGACTATATTTGATATTATTATCCTATTAAGTCAGCTAGTTTGTCTTGCATGTTCTCTAATTCCTTCTTAGTCTTAGTTTTTTCTTTAAGTTTATTTAGTAAATTTTCTTTTTCACTCTTTTCAGCTTTTTTATATTTACCAGCTAAATCTTTCATTTCTTTTTCTAATTCTTTAAGCTGAGTGGTTACTTTGTTTAGTTTAGTAAGATTACTTCCGCCCTTCTTAGCGGCGGTTTGAGCTTTTTTATCAATTTTATCTTCATCTTCATTCTCGTCATCTTCTGGCTTGTTCCAAGTATCTTCTACTTCAACATCCTCATCATCAGATTTTTTAGGACGCCCACGGCCAGCTTCAGCTACACCCACAGGTGTTCCAGTTTTTCTAGCCTGGGCTATTGCTGACTTAACTATATCAACACCAGTACGTTCAGTTTTAGC